TCAATCACTATTTTGTAAATTTTTGTAAAGCGTTAACAGTTTGCGGAACATTTCCGCTTTAGAAATCCCCTCCGTTACACATAAGCTATCAAACTCAGCTACGACCTCGGGTTTGAGTTGGAACTTGATTTGCTTATAGTTTGCTTTGTTGTAATTGCCGGCGTTTTGGCTAATCAGCCGCTTAGTACTGTCAGCAAGTTTTTTGTAGCCCATAATTAACTCCTTATCTCTCAAGCCAGGCCCATGCAACACATCGCTCTACGTCAGCAAATAATGGCATATTTAGCATGTCTTGCATTGTTACATTGTCTGTGTAGAGCTTAACTGCGCAGAACGGCACGTTCGGTGGATCCCCTTTTCCGTCAACAATCGACCATGCTTGCGCTTTGCGGGCGGAACGACGGCATACGACAAACTTAACAAGCGTCGTATGATTTAGCGCGTCATCCAGTCGCACAATCTCAAACTCTGCTAAATTAGTGTTGCTAAAGTTGCACTTGCACGCGTAATCCGTCTCAAAGACGCCACGCAATATACCCTTAAACATATCATCAAGCCACGGTTTTAAAAGTACGGAGGTGTCCGATGAGATTTCCGAGCGCGGGCTTTTGCGCACATGCCCGGTTGTTGTCGTGACGTGGTATATGTATTTTTCGGCCATTTTAGTCCTCATCATAATTGTATTTGTCAAAATCTACGCCATGTACCGTTGACCGCCAAATTTCATCGACCGGTCGCAAGTCAAGATTGTCAAAATCAAATAGTTTGACATCGCGACGCTTGTAATAAACAAACCGCAAAGGGAGGTTATTTAGTGCCAGTTTGTCGCATTGTTTGCGGCTTAACCGCGTTCTTGTACGTACTCTTTTTGTTTTAATGTAGTTAATAATGTCGATTGGCTGGTAGGTTGCGATATCTTCTGACGGCTCACCGTCAATATTGTATTTAACCGACTCATTTGGCTCTAATTTATTTAAGCAACCGTGGTATAGCACAAACTGGTCACTTGCTTTTTTGTGATAAAAATCACGTTCTTCTTGGTTATCAAAGTAGCCAAAATAGTCATCAACGATTAATACCCATTTATCCGTTGAGTTGTGTAAACCAAAACTCGGTGTGCGAGATGATTTTTTCATTTTATCCTCCTGCCCCGTTAGCCCGGGGCGTGGCGTTATTATTTAATACACTCGTTTAAAAGGGATTCGACGCTGTGGTCTCTCAAATCAATCCATCTTGCCGCGCTGTCCTCGTTTTTATAAGTAGTGGCGAATGCTTGGAGTTTCGTATCTTGTTCTAGCTCCACTTCGGTTAATGCTCGTTTGGCTTTTAACGCCTCAATTCTTCCCAAGATTTCATTTAATTTTTTAATTTTTTCTGCGCGGATGGTTTCCGCCCATGCGATTTGTTTCGGTGTGCCGGTGAGGGTTGGTAAGTGAGCTTCGGCGTTGGCTTTTGCGCTTTCAGCGTTTTTGGCGTCGCGCTCTGCTTGTTGTTGCGCTTTGTAGCACTCATAGCAAATTTGATTGGCAAGCCACTCTTGTTTGTTGTCGCGCTCACCGTGAGAATTGGTGCCGTAGATTTGATGGACTTGAGTGTGTCCGCAGATGTGTTTGATTGTGTATTTAGCCATTTTGTTATCTCCTGCGGCGGGTTGATAATGTTGTAAGCTCGGTGCCGCGTCCCTCTTGCTTACGGGGTGTATATTATATCGTACTATATAATATATCAACCACTATTTTGTCAATTTTGTGTAAATATTTAAAAGCCCCTTAAACTAGGTTTAAAGGGCTTTTGAATTATCTCTCCGACATTAATGTCGGAGAGATTAGAACTTATCAAGTTATTATCTATTCCGCTTTAATATCAACTACATCAAGCGGGCTTTGTGAGTCTGCGTAAAATGAGCCGTTAGCGTTGTGCCAGTGCGTCGGCGGTAGCTCATCGCCGTTATGCTCAACGATTAATAGCTTGCCAAATTGGCTCTCATAGACGACGGTGCCTGTATTGCCGTTGCGGAGGGTGACTGTTTTATCTTGCATTATTTAATCCTTATTTGGGGTTGTTGATTATTTCTTCATAAAGTGCGGTCATTTTTTAAAACGTTTGAAAGCTACTCCTCCCCAACTCTAATTGTGATATCTCTAAATGTCAGTGCGTTATTGCGGATATCCGCCTCCGGCACAATCTTAAACCTAATGATATTTACCCCTGCAGGTAACTTATCTGCAACTTGTTGCGGGTGCCACTCATTAGTTTGCCAGTCGCCCATTAAATCTGAATCGTATGATTGCACCACGTTTTTGCCATTAAGCAGTTGCACAATCACCCGGCATTTGCCGCGGCGTTGGTTATACGTCATAATTTTGTAATCAAGCACAAAACGAGCATATTTACCGGCGGGTATTGCATAGTCTTTATAGATGTTGGATTTTGGCTCCGCGTTACTTGACAACATAAGGTATTTACCGCCTGGGATATCATTGTCATCATACTTATTGATTAAGTCATCGCCCGCAGTCCAAGTCTCACGATAATCATACTTATAGAGTAACACTAACGCGCCGCCGACTTTGAGCACATAACGATGCAAGCTTTGTAAGCCATTTTGGGTGCTATATAACGCTATTTGGCTAAATTGCTCGCCATCTACCTTTTTGGCGTCCGGGTAAACAAACTCGGTTGCGGTGGTATCAATAGACCGCACCACGCTGTCGCCATCCAGTAAATCTACTTTGTAGCTGACACCCTTGCCCAAAACAGTGCTGTCATCCGTGTGCGGAATCAACTTATCCGCCTGCACATCACGGTCACGGTGCGCCCAGGTGAGCTTAAACGCGGATTTGTCATTAATGGTGTTACCGTAACCGCCATCGATTTGCACTTTGCCAGGTGGATAAGGGCGGGCTTGACGTTGACGGGTGGTAAGTGTAAGCACCTGGGCCTTGCTCTCATCAAGCGTTTGCTGTGCCGTGCGGGTGAGCAATTTGGCTTTGATTTGCTCGCCCACGGTGTATTTTGTCTCATCCGTGCCTGCGGCAAGCAGATAACACCACGCTAATGAACCCGCTTTGTGCGCCTGCGGGATAGTATCTGCGCAACCGCGGCCTACGGTCATTGTGCCGGTTTTAAAATCAACGGAATCAATCTTGATAATCTCATCATCAACAATGAGCGCCTCAGCGCCCGAGAGGGCAGCATACTCACCCTCTAACTTAAACTTAATGCTTGTTTGATATGGCGTGACATCACCGACAAGCTCAACACATGGTGTGAATGAGCCCGTCGCGGTTTGTGCATAGCCCGCGCCTACGTTGACTAACATGTCATACCCCACGGAAAGCGGTGTAGGTTGTGCACCTAGACTCCACACAAAACAGTCAGTCGGCTTGATATAAGCGCGCTCTGCGTCAGATAACACAAGGGGGAGTACGTGATACGGCACCTCAAATAAGCGCTCGGAATCAATCGGTTTGGCGGTGTAGTCTGGGGGCGTGTAAAGCGACTCGCCTTTTTGCGTAGAGTAGTTGGCGGCAGGAAGCCCAAACACATCTTGCAGACAGGTAGCGATAATCTCGCCCTCGTTGCCGTTTTTAAGCTCGCTGACCCGAAAGACCACGTCCACAATGTCACGCTCCGGCAAATTAACCCGAATAACATCGCCCGGGCGTAACTCACTGCCGCGCATATCAAAGGTAATTTTGAGCCGTGTTAAGCCACTAGCAATCATCTCCAAATCGCGCTGAGCCACACGTGCGGCTAAATCAAAAGTCGGAATCCCTTTGTACTCAACCGTCTTGCTAATTACGCCGTGCATTTGCACTGCCGCGATATTGTTAGCAATGGCTTGGTCGTCGCGGTTAGTCACCGGCTCACGATATTTAACGATGATTTGATTGGCCTGTTTATCGGTTGCCGCGCTGTCGTCATCGAGCACGGACAGAATCCCGTTATCGTATGTAAACAGCGGTAAATCCTCGACCTTGTAATCATGGCGAATTAGTTTAATTGCCTGTTTACCTGTCTCAATGTTGTCATATTGCGCCGCACCGACGTGATCCACAATTTGCTGGATGAACTCCTTGATGGAGGTTTGTCGGTTGTAGCGGATACACAAGCCAAAGCCCTCGGCATAAAGCGTATCAGCGGCTTTTTTATAGCTATCCAAATCCAAGTCGGCGAGGTCTTTTTTACCGCCCCAACTCTTATTCGTGGCGCACTCAACCAAGATATGCGCGGGGTTCATGGCGTGAATCTCTCGTACATTTTTTTCTTGCTCCGGTGTCAAACCGGAGATTTTGATATTATCGTTGCGTAGCAAGATTTTAGCTTTTTCGGGGTACCATACCACACCGCCGTGCCACCCTTTATTTGCTCGGCGCACGCGGTAACTATGTTTTTTGGGATAAGCGTTATAGCAACTAATCAACCCGCTAAACACTGTCGTGACGACACCGCGGAAGCCGGGGATTATGTCATCTTTACTAAGATTACCCGGCTCTACGTTGCCATTTTGAAAAAACTTATTGCGCTCAGGGTTTTTGTTTGCGTATTTGCGCAGCCATCTTGAGGCATGGGTGGCAAGCGATGGGTTATAAACACCTTTGAGCAAATTAATCAGCATTTGTGTTGGTTTTTGGTCGGGCTCGCCCATGAGTATCTCCATGCGCCCCTGAATCCCACCCTCGCCGCCGGTGTTATCACCGCCGAAGAGGTTGGGCTTGTCGATATAAATCGCCTGAGAGTGAGTGAGCTCACCCGGCTTGCCGACATAAGCCGTCTTGTCATCCACACGGAGCTCTACAATCTCGTCCACAGGACCACGACCAAGCCCACTTTGAATATCCCAATAATAGCGATAGCCAACCGTTACCGACCCGCCTTTACGTTTGCCGCCCATTATTTATCTCCTTGACGCACCGCAATGGCGGCATTAATACATTTGCGGGCAAATACACTGCCCGTATTTAAAAGCACCTCGGAATCAATCCCATGCGCTAAAAAATCGGCATAGTCCAAGCCCTCGCGCACAAAAAACGCCTCCACACCGGCGGCGCAGAAATCTACCCGGCGCATGTCTTGCATTGTGATAGTCATCTTGTCCATAACTTACCCTTTTTTAATTTCGGTGGTGCGATAGTTACCATACGCCAACACTTGCCAGTCCTCAGTCCAACAATCGCCAAAAAAAACACACTGTGGCGTGCCCTCATCGACCTGCGGAAAATTCCAGTCTTTGGCCCCGACCGCTTCGGGGCTGTTGTTTGATTGCTTGCGTGCGGTAGCTTGACTGACTAAATAACTGATAGCCATCACAACTACCATGCGTACGATTGCCCATCCAATTGCGGCCCACATAATTAATCCTCCTTAAAATACTCTCGAACCATCATACGGCGACTTATTAGGCATGTGCGGTGCGCCGCCGAAATTGAGTATATTGTTAAATTTTTTAAGGCATGTCTCGGCGCGGCCGTCACAGCCTGGATAGACTTTGATAACCGTGCCGACAGACAGTTTTTGGGTACCGCCCATCAGCGTGAGCTTATTATTTTGATGAACGGTCACTGCACGCACCTCACGCACACCGTCGTCCATCCACTCAATAAACCCCGCATTAAACCAACTCTGCGGCAAGTTTTGCGGTAAATCAACAGTGATAGATACACCATCCATCGCGCTTATTGTGAGCCCCGCGACGACAAAGTTGCCGGGCTTAACTTTGCAATCCACGTCATACAGTGTATAAGGGCAGTTACGCCCCCACGTCAAACGCAAACCGGCGCTCTCCATCGTTTCGGATAGTGCGGCGGAAATCAGTTGTGTGGTTGCGATGTCCGGGCGTTTTGCCTCCACAATCGTACCAATCCAAACCACTCGAATCTCGGTATCCATCCAATTTAGACGCATTACCGTCAATGTGACCGTTTGACTCGGTGGAAGCCCTCGATACAGTCGCGCCACTGGGTTATTGCTCGGCAATTTAATTGTAATTTTGCCTTCGCCGCCATCTCCTCGCTCATCTTTAATTGCCGCTGCAAGCCATTTCTGGCCGTTAATCTCTAAATCCATATCGGCGTCGCAAAATCGCCAAATTTTCTCATTGTCCCCTCGGGTAAACTGATACAGATTAACCGGCTGCCCCTCGGCAACGGAATGTGTTTTACCTAAATAACTCATCTTTAAATATCCTTTAAACCGTCTTTAAAGTGCGGTCGTTTTTGTCGGTGTTTTACGGCTCCAGCTCGTCGCGGAGCCCGTGGAAGCTCACCGTGACGGTTGCCGCGCCGTCTGCATCAGTGTGATGCACCCAGCTTACTGTGTCGCTCTCAAGCCGGGAAAGCGTCAAGTACGAAATCTTGAGAATCTCCGCTTGTTTGATATTGAGCGTGTCGCCGTCAAAGGCGAGCCGCTCTGTTGCCGAGTTAATCACTGCGGATGACAGGATGCGACGATAAAAAATCCGCCCGCCCGAGCACTCAATGCGCACATCTTGGCGCCCTGTTTGCTTTTGCAGTGCGCCGGTATAGTTGATGTAGGCAATATCTAAGGTTTTGCCGACAATATCACCCACCGGTGTCACATCTGTGCTTGAAGTTGCTACCCAAATCGCGCGCTGACGCCCGCGCAAGTGGTAAAACAGATTGCGGAGCTTGCGTTGTTCTTCCCGCCCGCTTGCCACAAAGCGGTGGGCGGTGATTTGCATGGCTTTGTTTGCGGTATCCAAGTAATACGGTAAGCCCGTCTCGTTATCCAGCGTCTTAATCAGCCGTGCATATTGCGCGGTGATGTCTTCCGACCATTCGGATGTCGGCTCCAACACCGGGTGGTTGCGATAGATTGGCAAATGGCTCACATCATCACTCCACGCATTATGCTCGTGCAGTTGCAGGCGGATTTGAGCGGTTGACACGTTGTCGCTTAAACGGCGCACTTGCGGCATATCCGTAAGCACCGCGGAACGCAACGGATAAATGGCTGTAAATGACTGATCGTAATTGCCGACAATAGGGCGCTTAACCGTGATTTTATTTGGCTCCAACGCAGTGATCTCAACCATCTCCTTGCGGTTTCCGGTCATCATAATTGCGCGCCCACCCACGGCAAAATCATAGCCCACCGTGTTAATAGGCAAATCCACCGCGCCTTGTTGCACAGGCTGTAATAGCCTTGCACAGTCGGTAAAAATCGGCAGTGACCACACGCGCGATCCGTAGCCGTAAAGGGCGGATTCAAACAGTTGGCGCTCCACCTCGCTAAAACTCACTTCAAACTCAAAGGTACGGCGCGGACTTAGACGACGCGCAATGCGTTGTTCTGCGGCGGTCACAGATTGGTGAACGCGGGTCAGCCACTCGAGATTTTCGGTGACGTCCTCGCTCCAATCCGGCATAAACGACCAGTCGGTAGAACGCGAGCTGGTAATGCGTAAGGTGACGGGGCTTTTGCCCAAAAAGTTAAACGTGACTACGCAATCAATCACCGGGTCGCCTTGCATGCCGACTTTAACCGTCCATTTTTTAAGCGCAAGCGCATTAAATGTGCCGGATGTTGGGCCGACAAGATCTATGCCCTCGCCGCCGACGACGGAAACAGATAACAACTTGACCGCACTTTTGTTGGCATTCCAGACTTGCACGTGAAAAGTCTGGTCAGTGGAGATTGAGCCTAAATTGACGGTGTGCGGGATAACGATAATGCGCTTGTAAAGATCAGAGTAATAGTTAGGGATAACATACGCCTGCGCACCCAACGTCTGATTTTTGATATTGCGCGGGCGAATTTGCCCGCTAATAACCAACCGCTGATTGACGAGTCTTGAATTCGCCCCGCGGTACGCAGTCAACCCGTCAAGATAACCCGTATCTTTAATGCGCGCACCTGCGCCACGGGTGATTTGATAACCGTTAATCTTTGCCATAGGTTACTCTACAATGCGATATACCACGCCGTATTCGCCGGAGTTGTCATTATCAGTCGGCGCACGGTTTGGATTACCCGCTTGATATTGCGCACCTGGCACAAATAACCATGTATCCCCGTTAATTTGGAGCTTTTGACGTGGGATAATGCCAACCAATCGACACTCAAAACGGTCGGGAATGGTACCAAGACGGCGGAATAAATTATCAATACAATGTGCAATCGGGGCATTAGCAATGGGTAGTACCAACTGCCCGAATTTGCTTTGGCTCTGCGTGAGCAGCATACTATCCGGATGGTGTTTATAATTAAATATTGAGCCGTTAGTCAGCATATAACACCCGAATTCTGTTTTATCTAGATTGTTATATTGATAACGACTGTCCGCTTGGAAATACCAAGGTGTACGAGTATCCCCGGCGAGATTGTCTGCACGTACAACAGGTCCATATGCATTATTACCGTCCGCCATGCCAAGTGTTGTATTATTTGAGCCAAGGTTTTCGCGGTTATAACCGGACTCGGCAAAAGTTGTTCCAAACGCATATTGCCCGCCGGTATATTGCCCCTCTTTGTTAAGCGTCCCAAAGCCAAAATGGCGGAATCTCTCGGCTTGGTATTGCACGCAAACATGCAAATATTGCGCCGTGCCGAAAAAGTCATAACTGACAAACTTACCGGCATCCAAATGTGATACCTGTGTTTTAACTTTTGAGTATGAGTTATTGCATGACGCCCCGGGCTGATTAAAACAATCCCGATTTTTATCTATGCCGGTACATGCGATCACAAAAAGCATCTTATTTTTAAACTCAAGCGCCCAATATCCGTCAGAGTTGCTTAAATACAACACGTTGTTTTCATTTTTGTTAATTGTCCAGTTTTGTGTGACGGCAAATTCTGCGAGTTTTTTAAGTAATTCAGTGACGTTAGTCACTATGCCTGTTTGATATGCCATATCATGCTCCCAGCTCTAATACAAAATAATCCGTTGTTGTTGTACGAAATCCGCCGTTACATACCACACCCTTATTGCCGTTTGGCAGTGTCACCTCGTCGCCCACTGCACGTTGTACGCCCGGAATCCAATAAACACCATCATACGCACCCCATCGGTTTTCGCCCTGCGATGATTTTTTAAAGCTAATAAACTCAACCGGGATGAGCGGATAACTTCCGCCAGGGGAAGCGCTTAACGTTTTCATGATGTACCAATTTTTATCATTATGTTTTTGCGAAATCGCGCACGGATAAAGCGATTGCTCGTTTGAATCGTTTGAATATGTTTGATAATCGCTTCCGCTAAAATCTCGCCAGCTTTGGTCTGGCGCGAACAACCAACAATTGCCGCTTAACGGATCTACAATGGATGAGTTATAAAATTCGGTGTTTGAGTAACGCAAAAATATCGGGTTATCATTTCTTGATTTTGGCGTTCTAATTGGCGCACTCCCCGCAATGCAAAGCGGATAGGGATATTCTGTCGGCGGTACGGTTGGCAGAATAAAGCCACAATAGGCACTTGAGCACACATTAGAGATACGTGTCACCACCTTAAAGCAACGTCCATCGGCGACCATGTAATAGTCAATCGGGCGAGCGTCAGCAAATAACACCACTCCCGGCGAGATATTGATAATCCCTGCTTGTACGTTATCGCCCTTGACTAATTCGCTGTTAAAAAATGTACCGCCAAAAAAGTTGAGGTTGTAAATGTCTTGCGAGATACTGTTGACAGATTCGCACATCACATAAATATCTTGCTCAACTCCGGTTCCGGTAGATTTCCACACGATTTTCCGTTTTTCTACTTCCGTCGCTGTTTTTGCGACGGTTTTGTCAAGTAACACCGTCCACGCCTGCCCATTGGCAACTAACGTCGGGTCGGTGGTTAAAAACTTATTGAGTATGTCAAGCAAATCGCGCTCATTTTGCGCGGTGCCGGTTTTGTATGCCATATCGTAACTCCTTAATTTAAAGCATCTTTTACGGTTTGTTTGTTGGCTCGGAGCATAGTGATGACTGCCTTAACGCCCGCGGTGGTCTTGAGCCCCGCAGTAAATAACTCTGCACTGTCAACTGCCAAGGTTTGCTGGATGTTGACCGGTGATGCTACCACCTGCGTGCCCGCGCGGCCGTCACGCAGAGAATCACTTAATCCTGGCTCGCTGTAGCTTGGCACGGGTGGGACAGATACCGGCCCACCTTGTGAAAATGAGCGTAGTTGTCGGCGGTTGATAGCGTGCATAAAGCCCACGCCGTAGTGCGCCACAGAATCCGCCTTAACCACGAACTCACCATTGGATAGGCGAGCCGGGATGGAATCCGATGTGCTTGTGCCGGGGCCACGGATATAACCCCCCGTCGCGGCCGTCACCGTGCCGCTAGAAAATGCGCCAGCAATCGCACCCCACCAACCGCTTGTCGCACTTGCCGCCTGCATGGCGAGCTGTTGCGCGGCAATATTAATCATTGCGTTTATGATGGTATTGGCGAGATTCAGCACCGCTTCACGCAGAGTCATTGTCCCTTTAGCAAGCCCTACAATAGAGGTTTGCAATCCTTCCGTTAAACCCTCTTTAAAGGTCTTCTCAAGGTCATTTCCTGCATTTTTAAGCTCGGCAATCTTGATTTTCATTCCCTCTAGAGAGCTTTTGGCCGCTTCACCTTGCGCGCCCGGCATTTGGGCGAGCTTTTCGAGCACCGGAATTTGTTTTTCGAGCTCTGCGACCGTTGAGCCATACAGGGCTTTTAATTGCTGTTGCCCCTCAAGGTCGCTAATTAACCCGACTTGCACCTGTGCCTGGATACGTTGCTCTTGCGTGCTTTGGTTTTGGTACAGACGGTTAATCTCGTTTTGCACGCCGTCCACCTGCGCCTTGGCTTGCTCGAGTGGCAGGATTTTTTTGATTAAATTAATCCCATCCACATTGGAGTGCTTAGTAAACTCGGCTAATAGCTTGTTATAACGCCCCTCAATATCGGTTAAGTTGGCTTTAACCTCTTGACCTGTAAGGCGTAAATACTGCACGTTAAGCGCAAGGTTTTTGTCCGTCGCATCGTATTTGGTTTTTGATGACCGGGCGGATTTCTTGGCTTTTTCGCCTGCTTCGATTTGAGCAGAGTAGGCTAACGCTTGATTGCGTTGTTCTTCGCTGTCCCAATTGTGGTGTTTGATGTCGTAATCACGTTGGCCGCGGGCATTCAGCTTGGATTTTTCCGCTTGTGTGCGTAGGGTATCCAGCTTTTTCTCGTTTTCTTTTGATTGTTTGGCGGCGGCTACCTGATTTTGCAATTCAATCACATTATTGAGCCGGTCGATTAACGGTTGCAAAAATGCCCCACTGCTTCCTGCCCCTTTGGCGGCGGCAATAACACGATCTCTAAATTGCTCCATTTTTTGCGCGGCGGTCAGCGTAGCGTCGGCAAACTCGTTTTTTAATTTGGTCTCCAGATTTTTGAGTTCGCCTTGCATCTCAGCAAGCGCCCCCTCATTCTTTTTGATAACTTCCTCTAATAGCTTCATCGCTTCCGGCGCTGTTGGGTCGCCGATGGATTTGAGTTTCTCAGCAAGTTCGCCACCCGCTTCAATTGCCGCGTTAAAAGCGGCCGTGAGTTGCTCATGATTGATGTCTGCCAACTCTCCGGTTGTCTCGCTCAAGTCATTAACAGTGGCTTGCAGTGTCTTAATTTGCGCATTAACTTGATTTATCTCGTCTGCATTAATTAATCCGCCCATCACACTAAAGCGGTTTTTGTTGAGCAATTCATCGCGCTGTTTAATCAACTCATCAAGCTGAGCTTTGGCTTCCTCAATTGCTTTGTTGTTGGTTTCAACTTGGCTCACGCGCTCGCTAAATCCGCCAATTTCGCCCAGTTCCCTACGAGCTTGGATTAATGATTGCGTTTTTTCGATATTTGACTGGATGCTATTGGCCGTTTGTTGGTATTGCGCATCAAGCTCCGCCTCTTTACCTTTGATGTATTCATACGCCGCGTAAAGACCAAAAATAGCGGTAATAGCCAAACCAATAGGGCCACCTGCAAGCGCGAGTAAACTTTGTCCCAGTCCGCTAAACGTTGCGGCACGCATGGCCACTGCGAGATTGCGGTTAGCCAGTGTCAGGCGTTCTGTGGCAAGTGTTGCCCTGTCCGTTGACGCGGCCATAGCCACTGATGCCTGAGCGGCTTTAACCTCAATGGCGGCACGCGCGACCAGTGTATTGTTGGACGCCGCTGTCACCGCGGCATTGCGCGCCATTGCCACCGCACTTTGTACCATACCGGCGACAAAGCGGGAGGCGGCCACTGCGGCAACCACAAGTGCAACATTGCCAAATAAATCTAGATTATTAGCAAGTCCAGTAATTGCTGCCGCTACTGTTGCAGTTAAAGAAATAGCGTTGTCGGTTTTGTTAAGGTATTCCGTCCACGCGTTGCCAAAATGTGCGCCGGCGCGACCGATAGTCAGCGGCATGGATTCGTATTGTTTTTCGATTTCGGCGGCGGCTTCTTTGGTCGCGCTCAAGATAATCTGTGGTGTGAGCTCGCCATCTTCGGCCATTTTTCGCAATTCGGCTCGGGTTTTGCCGAGGGATTTTTGCAGTACCTCTAAAAAGATAGGCATTTGCTCGGCCACGGAGTTAAATTCCTCGCCGCGCAAGGTGCCGGAGGCTAACCCTTGGGATAACTGGATAATGGCGGATTTAGCCTCCTCGGGTAATGCCCCGGAGACGACCACCATTTGTTGCAATGTGCGGGTAAATTGGAGGAGTTCCGCGCTGTTAGCCTTATCACCCAACGCACGGAAAACGCGAGTATAAAGCTCCGCAGTGGATTTAAACGCATTGCCCGTCTCGTTAGAGATGTCCATCAACTCTCTAAACGTGCCTTTTGCCTCGTTGTTTGTGCGGGAGACAAGTTTAATGCGCGCCTGATAGCTAGTCATGGCATCAGCATCAAGTAAGATACTTTTAGCGCCAAGTGACACCCCGGCAATAGCAGTAAATCCTAATAATTGGGATTTAAACCCGTTTAATTGTTGACTGACACTGTTTAATTCCGTCTTGGTTTGTTTTAGCTTGTTGTTAAGTTGCCCGGTGACAGTATCTAGCACGCTTAAACCTTGCGCACCCGCTTTACCTTGCGCGCTCAAGCGATCACTTGCTGTGCCAACGCCTGTGATTTCCGCTTTAAACTGTTTAAAATTGCGCACCGCCGCATCCACATCGGCTTTAATGCGCATTGCAAGCGTCAAGGTATCTGCTGCCATAAATTCACCTTAAAAATTGACCGCACTTTATGCGGTCAGGTCGTTAATATAGTTAGTTAAGTCTTTGCCGCCGCTAAATCCCACAGCGCAATCTATTGCTCGAGCGGCGCGTTCACGGCGGGCGCGGAGCATGGATTTTTCGTAAAATAGGATGAGTTGCCGGGCGGTGTATTGCCCCAGCTCATTAAATTGATGACCGTTTGCTACCAAGTGCTCTATGATTTCTCCCCAATCAGGCGGCGCGCATTGGTCTGTGCTATTTGCTCGACTAGCGGTTGCACCGCTTTGCGGGTAAAAAAATTACTGTTGACCGCCCACCACAACAACATCAAATCTTCGCCTTCCTGGGCATTTAGGTTTGCAACAAACTCCACAGGCTTGTTAATGGATACGGCAACCAGCTCAATAATGGCTTCGTAGTTATCAGCAAGCGCCTGCATGATTTCATCCCAGCGCGCATTTTCTGGCTTATCGACACTGGCTAATTGGTTGCGCAAAGTTGCGATAAACGCTGCCAATTTGGCGTTATGCTGCATTTGCTGGATAAGCGTGTATTCCTTTACAGTGACGGTTTCACCGCCCACGGTGATGTCGCGATTTGGGTAGAGAATGTCAAGTTCGGAGGTGGCTTGGTTTTGCATTTTTATTATCCTTCCAATTTTAAAAAATCCCGCTCAATCAAAAGTTGCTCCCGCAATGATTGAGCGGGGGAGCTCGCAGAATGGCTACTGCTTAATAGTGGCTACGCGGCCAAAACGCCCAAGGACTGCATCGCCTGGTTTAGAGGTATCAGCTAACACTTTCGCTTTTGCATTCAGCGCGGCTAACGAGTTGTCGTTGTTAATCAACGCCAGCGCGTCGGTCGGGTTAAAGTTGATTTTGTACAACTCCAACATCACCCATTCGTTTTGTTCGGCAAGGTTGACGCCTTCGTAGCGTAAAAATAAGTCTTTCGGGTTGCTTGTTAGCATTGCCACGTTTTGCGACTCACCGTAGCTGTATTTCACGGTTTCGGTGTTGCCGGATTTGTCTTTCAAAAATTCAATGGCGCCAAATACCTTATGCACTACATAATCGGTGTTTTCGGTCATATTAGCGATTTCCACGTTGCTGACATTGACGTGTTTTAATGCAATGCGATCACCGGTTTTAATTTCCGTCGGTAACGCTTCGCCGGTAACTGTACCCGCGGCAATTTTGGTATGCTCACCAAGCAACAACAACTCCAAGTTTTCAGGGCTCAGCTCGTGGAATTTAAGACTTACCTCGCCTGATTTACCGGTATTGATTTTGCGTACTTCTTGGCGCTGACCCGAGTAAGATTCTTTGTGGGTAAATTCTTCGGTGCTTAAGGATAGGTTGGCTTCGGACACATCGCCCACCCAACGTAAATTTTTTGGTTCACCGTTTGGCAAACGTTCGGCAAGGTACACACGGCCTTGACCGTAGCTATAAGTTTCATTGCGCGCCATTATTTGTTTCCTCGCTTGGTGCTTCTGCTCGACGGGCTGTGGCGACTTTGCCAACGCCCATTTTTACGATAAATTCTGCGGATGACTCGTCTAAATCCAACGTTTCGCCCGCCTGGTATTGTTGCCCTGCATGGGTATGCGGAGCAGTTAAGATAATTTTAGTTTGTGCCATGGTTACCCTCTGTCATAGCTTGGCATTGGTGCCTTAAAGTACATTCCGTAAACCGCCACGCCCATGCCGCTTTGTGTGTCAGACCACAGGTTTTGCACGCTTAACAGCTCAAATGTGCCGCTTGGCGGTAATCGATAACGGTGCAAGCCCGCGCTTAACTGCTCAACCAACTGATAGATACCGACATCATTTTCACGCTCGCCGTCTAACACGTTTGCGACGACATACACCGCCCAGCGTGCCTGCACAATGCCCGGATGTTCGCCCGGCATGTGGCCAAGCCATGCGGTATAAGCGGCGGGCGGATTACTCACAATGCGTGTGACCGCTGAGTCATCCCAGTGCCCGGGATGTGATGTCACCTCTTTCAATGTATCCCCGCAAAGCTCACGGATTCTCGCTTGTAGCGCGTCACTGGTTTTCGCAATATTGCTCATCAGATAAACCCTTTTGATTTATCACGCGCCCATACGGAGCCCTGTGATTCAATGATGGCCACATTATCGCCTTCCACTGTTTTGCCGTCCTCACTAATCCCAAGTGAGATAGTGCCGTTGGCCACTTTTTCGAGGTAGCGGATGCTGTCGTCGTAATCGCGGCGCGCTTGGTCGGTTGCTCGATTCTTTTCCAAAAAGTATCGGGCAATGTAGCAACAGTGGCGCTCTAATACCGCAGGCACACTTTTAAGTGGTAGGGTATAACGCCCGGCAAGATAGCTATCAATCGTCTGTGAGGCGTCTTCAAGCGCTTCGGCGACTTTTGGGCTGTCCGCGCTTATGGCAAGCGTTTTAATACTTTGCTCGCCATAGCGTTTAACTAGGCCTTCCGGGGTGGCGTAAAGCATTATTGCGCGTCCTGCACGGGCTTAATGGCGTCAGCCAATAAGGCAACCAAATCCGCTTTCACAGCATTACCGGCAAACTGCACATTACGCTCGGTTAATGCGGCCTTTAATTGCTCAACAGTCAGGCTGTTTAAATCGGCTGGTAATGCACCGTCATCCACGGTTTTTGTCGGCGTTCCATTCTCGCCGTTTTGAGGTACTTGTTTCCCGTCACCTTCTTGATTAGGCTCCATGGGTTCAGGCGTTCCAACAACCAACCGGTGGTCACCTTGTAACGCCGCCACTTGTTCTGCCGTAAGCGCTTCAAGGGTGCTTTCGCCGATAGGCAACACGCGACCAGCTCGGCAATAGCCATCTTTAATGCGGTTATGGACCGCCAACTTAAATAATTCCAGCATTGCATTTTTATCCTTAAAGAGGTTTTAAAAGGGGTTTAAAGTGCGGTTAAAAATCACCGCACTTTTTGATGAACGGTTACAGGTAGTCTGCAACAATCAACTCAAGTTTTAAGTTGCGTAATTCGTTGTCCACGGTGGCACCGTTTTCAACGCGGAATGCACGCTCTAACAACTTGGTCGCTTCTTCTTGCAAATCGACCGGCACCACAATGTGGGTTGGTTTAATGCCCAATTTATGGCCGCCGTCACCTTCCACCTTGCGCATCGCTTTAATGGCTTTCCACAAGTTTTCGGCGGTTAGCTTGCCTTTTACGGCGTGTGCCATCTGCCAAAAGCCGTAGCCCACATTGCAACGAGAATCCACACCATAGCTGTACATGTTGTCTTCATATACTTTTTGTGCGTTGGCATCGGTCATTTGAGCCGGTGTCGGGGATTTTCGATTTTGGAAAATAATCGGTTTTAACGCACGGGAGCAGTCTAACAAGTACCAGGCGCCGTCTTCGGTGACATTAGTGCTGTCATCGGTGATGTTACTCACCTGTACCGGGTCTGTGCCATCCGGATTTTTTCCGACCGGGTGGTCGGTGTCAAAAAAGTACTGGCCGTCATAGCACGCCGTTTTAAAGCCTGCTTTTAACGCACCAAACACTAATTCATCCGGTTGTTCGCCCGCGGAGCGGCCTAACTCCATGACAAGCGGGGCATATACGCCGATGTTGTCATCTTCAATGTCGGTGCGATTGATTTCTACACCGGACGCCCAATCTTTGTTTACTACCGCATAGCCGTGAGACTGGATAGCGGTGACTGCGCGTTTGCCTACCCATTCTTTGAGCTTAGGCATTTGGCCTAGCCACGTGTAAGTGTTGCTTTTGGTGGTAGAGTTCACCACAGTGGCGATTTTGGTGTATTGGCTTGGGGCTTTTTCTAAGCCCTCACGAAAGTTTTTACCAAGACCGGTAAATAACGCTTTTACGATTTCAGGGGTAACATTAGCCATTATTTAGCTTCCTTTTCTTTGGCAAAATCGTCTTCGCTAATGCCTAACAATTTTGCGACGGTTTGTTCTTCTGCGGATAATACTGCTACGCCTTTTTCTTTCGGCTGTTCCAGATTTTCCGTTTGTTGCGCGGATAACACGGCAAGTTTTGGGCGTGCATCAAGCATGGCAGATAACGCCGCGACGCCTTGCTGTTTGCCAAAGCCGGTTAAATAGTCCACTTCGGTTTCCATGACGCGACCTTCGTTTTTGGCTTTTGCAATCACGCCCGCCACGTCGGTCTCATTGGTTTTTGCGGATAACACGGCAAGCTGTTGCACCGTGGCGTCATACGTCGCTTTTGGCACATATTTGCTTAAATCCACATCATTGATTTTGGCGCTTAATGCGGCGACTTGCGTTTCGGCTGTCGCTTTGGCGGCGGTAATGCCGTCCAGCGCAGAGAGTGCGGTTTGTGCTTGCTCTTCGGTGAGTTCCGCGTTGTCTTCCACGGTCACACCCAGTTTGCCAAGCAACTGCTTTAACAATGGATTCATTGTTGCTTTCTCCTTGGGGTTGGGTTGATTAAGTTCGTTAAATTGGGCTGATAGCACCGCCAACCGACGCATGCCGGTGACTCCGGGGTCGTTTGTTAGCGCCGCCATTCTGAGTTCGATTGGTTTGCCTTTGTCGTCGTAACTAAATACGGCGCTCAAAAAAGCAAATTCGCCGTTTTTGATATGGTCATAGGCTTTTGGCGTCCAGCGTGGTTTAATCCACAAACCTTGACGCTCGTCATCATCAAACCACTTGATTTCATCTGCATTAAACCACCCGGCGGCGAGAACTTCCCCTGCGCCTTCGCCTTTTTTGGCTTTAAGGATGGTCTCGTGTTCGTAGTCAACTAGGGCATCTTGTTTAAGGGCGCGCAAACGGGCAATAAGACGTTTTGCAATCGTCTCATCAATATACCAATGCGGCACGTCGTGCGGTGAGCCGTCACGAGATCTAAATTCACCCTTCGGCAAAAGCTGTTGCCAGCCGTCTGTCGAGGTTTTGTTGATTTGGGCCGTTAAGACGGCAATAGGGTGGTTTGTCGTTTTCATGGCGCAATAATGCGCCAATTTGATGGGTGGGTGGGTTTATTGTGGCTCGCAATAATTAATGATGTTTAAGTTTGATTTTGTGATTTGTGATTAAGATTGGATTTGCTATCGCGTTTAAGAGGGGTTTAAATGCGTTTAAGTGCGTTTAAAAAATTAAGTTAATACGATTTATCGCCTTAATGTGTTTTAATCGCTCCACGCGCGTTTTATTGCGTTTTTTAAAATATCCTTGATTTCGTCTATTCCTTCCTCGGATATTCCCAAAAACGGACGCGCAGGCATTTTCTTGGTGCCAAGCTGATGATATATGCCGTAAGACTCAGACACACCCACGGCGGCAAAGTCATCACCATAATCAATATTAAGGCTTGCCATCAATAAGCCGGTGCGGTGCAATATCTTACCATCATAACCCTTGGCGTAACGACTTTTTTTATAGGCGGGGTCGAGGTCTTCCCACTTTTCACCTTTTGGTGACCGTTCATCTTCAAAAGCATCTTCGGCATCTTCACGTAACACGTTAGCCATTTTGCGTGTAATGCCGTCAGATTTGCCTAATTGCACCAGTTTAGCAAATGCGTCCTGCACAATGCGCATGTCTTTTTCGTCAAACTTTATATCGAGTTCCACTTGACATACTCCTTCAAAAGGGGTTAAATCAATTCAACTAACGCGCTGGGTGGCGAAACGGCAACGCGGCATGATGACAAAATCATGTATACTGTAGGTTCAAATCCTGCCCCAGCGCTTAGTCATTTAAGGATTTCCTTTCAATACTACATACACACCGCCTTTTATCGCATTTAATACCATATCAAAGTCTTCGACCTTATAAGCATTAATGACAGCATCCACCTGTTCTTTCGGTTTCAGTCTGCGACGATTAAAATCGGTTGTCACAATCACTTTAATACTACGGTCGGCATTAAAATAGATCAGATTGTTATGCCCCTCACTCCTATCAAAGACGACCAAACTTTCATCCGCAATAATACGTGATAATGAGCTGTATTCTTTTTCATTTAAGCCTATGCCGCCTTTGTGATGTTTAGGACTATTGGCATGTAATAAGTTTCTTTCGGTCATAACAAGCAGGCGTTGGCTTGTTTGTCCGGTAATTTTCTTAACATCGTCAGCAATATCCTCAGACACAATACCTGCGCTAATATATCGGTCACTTGCCCCACGATTATTCAGGTTGGCTTTAACCCAATTCTCAAATGCCTTATGCCGCGCTTCACTGTTGTTGATTGCTTGGATAGTCTGACTACGTAAATCACGGTTTTTTGCATCTAAGATTTTGCGGATTAAAACGATGTCATTTCCTACCGCACTTTTGCCAACATTATTGCTCCAGCCGGCGTCCGTGGTAATGGTGCCTTTATCAGTCGTTAGGCTATACACTTTGGCATGGGTTTCTTCGCCGGTGGCCTTATCGACGCCTGCGAGCGCCCAATCCTGTTTAATTCTGCCGCCCGATTGACTTACCTCAAGTCCCATTTTATCTAACCGTCTTTGGCTTAATGCACGCACCCGGCAACGACAATTCCACCCATTGGGCGGATACATCACATCCCAAATTGGGTCGTCATAACGATACACCTTTTCGTGCAAGGCTAAATGACTTGCCCGAGTGCGACTATCTTTAATCGCCAAATATTGCCAATAGGGCTGTTCATCAGCATTAGCCATTTGTTCGGCATAGCGTGCGGCATGGTAAACGGTGATTTTATTGGTGCGTAAAATCGTTTGTAAGCGACGCGGACTGCCGAGCTGTATCGTCTGCTCCGTACCGTTGGTATTAGACACTTTAACTTTGCCCCACCATCCCAACGCCTCCAGTTTAGGGCGCAAATTGTTGATATATTCGCGCTCCGGGATACCTTTTTCAATGGCTTCCACGGTGGCCGTACGGATAGTTTCCAGCACGTCCATGCGGGTGACTTTTGCCACCGTAAAGGCGCGCGCATGGGCGTCCTCAAGGGCTTCTTGCCAATTCCAGGTGATGGCATATCCCTTGGCCTTGAGATAGTCAACGGCAAGCTTAGGCTCCATGCGCAATAGCTCGCGCATATCTAGATTAGCGGTTGGCATTGAGACGTCCTATTAAGTCGCTAACAAATAATGCACGGGTAAGCATTTGCTCCAGCGCGTCATCGTCCAAATCTTGATAGAGTTCAGCCAGGCGGGCTTGTGCGTATTCATAGCCGCCTGTACGGATAGCTTCTACAATCGGTTTTAACATCGGGTCAATCACCGACTCGTATTCTTCCGCCGTTGGCTCCAGTTCGTCGATTAAGTCGTCCGGGTCACGGTGGATTGTGTTAAATTCAAGCTCCGGCAAGTTAGCGCTTAATATGGCTTTTTGACGCGGGTCGTCCGGTTCGGTTTTGGGTCGTGTGCGGGTTAATACGTCTTCGCTTTCAGTTGCAACCGGGATTTGCATTTTATCTTGCGCCCATCGCAACGGGATTCTAAAGCCGATATCAACCAGTCTGCCTAATCCCTCGCCAAAGCTATTAATATCCTCGCTTTCGGCAGTGTCAAATTCAAAGCGCGGAATACGGCGCGCGTCGTTAAATGTCTTACAGTTAAGCGCATAAAGCGGGTACACTAAATCACGGGTTAGTGTTGCGGCTAAGCGTTTTAAGTCGGCGTCACGTAATTCTTGGCGCACCTCATTGTGTACATTGCCAAGGGCATTGGTAGAGGTCTTGCCATCAGATTGCGATGTGAGCGTACCGCCTAAAATCGCTTTAGACATGGATTTTTCAGCCCAGTCAATCATTGCCATAAATTCTGCCGCATTGCCGTCAGCCGCCTTGGCAAATTCAATTTCCATGCCGCGCGGGATGATGCCACCTGCGTTATGGCCGATACTCATTACCGCCCGTAACAATGTATTTTTCTCGTTGTTGGTAGCCCCTTCCGGGTATTTACCCAAGCGGAGTGGCAGGCCGTAAATCTCTAAAAATTCCGCAAAATCGCGGGCGGAGTAGTTGCGATAAATAAACGGCCAAACCAAGGTGCGCACAAGACCAATACGGGACAAATAACCCGTTTTCGCTTTGGCAATATGTGTAATCCAGCCAAATTTAGCCAATTCCACGCCGTCTGCTGTGCCGTCACGTAGCCGTAATGTATTGCGCTCGTATTGCGGCGTCATAAACCACGCAGGGTCGCGCCAATTAACATTACGGATTAACTTAAGGCCGCCGACAAGGCCTTGCTCCCACTCAATCTCTTGACAACTAAACCCTTTCAAAATGGCATCGGTCGCGTCAAAAATGCAATCATCCAGCCATGTTGCGTCACGTAGGATTTCTTCGAGCATTTGTGCGTCTCGTTGTTCTGCCGCACTGGCATTGGGCGGCGGGGCAATTTGCCAGTCCATTGTCAAGATGGCATTACGGCGCTTGCCGAGCTCTGATTGCAAGTGGGAGTCCTTTTCCTCCATGTCTTCGGCTAATTCACACTGGCCGATTAAATCGCCCATTTCGGCGGCGCGTAATAATGTTGCCGCTTTGGATGGGGTGAGACCGCTTGCCGGGTGCTCACTATAATGACGTTGCAACCAACCTAAGCGACTGTCATTTTCCGTTTGCAACTCGTCATCAAAATCAAACGGTTTGCCGTTGATATCTAAAATTTTGCTTTGCATAAGTAATCCTTAAATATTGTCCCAGTCGGAGTTAAACGCGGCATTTAAATCATCTTGCTTGCTACTGGAGTAGTAAAAACTGCGCGCCTTTGGCGTATCAGGGCGTTTGTCTGTTATTGGCGTAAACTCAATTTCTCCGCCCGTCATATAGCTTGCTCGCACTGCCATACAATAGGACACTGCGCTATCGCCGTGGCGCTGTCCGCTTTTGCCCTGATTGCGGGCGCGGTCGATTTTCGGTACGCCATTAATTACCACAATATGCCCTTGGTCTAAGATGATTTCCTCATCTTGCGGGATTTGGATCAGTCCGCTCTCGTAGAGGGCTTTATATTTAGGCATCCACTCGCGGTACCATTTATCATTTAACTGCACTGTCTCAACCATGCTTGCGCCATAACGCAATAGCACTGATTCCGCTAAATATCCCCCATTCCCGGTGGCGTCAAATGCCGCCCCGATAAAGCGCGGAATGTGCTTTAACACAAAAAAGACGATTTGTTTTTGTTGTTCATACGGGCAATTACGCACCTCGAGGGTGATGTCCATGTGGCGTGCCGTAGTCGGTTGCACGGCACAAACGCTAAAAATACTCAAGTCGCCTTTGCGCGCAAAGTCGCACCCAAACGAGTGTCGCATATCTTTATCTAGCGCATCTAAGTGCGGTAAAACGTCTTTTATTAGCCATTCGTTGACTAATGTAATACGCTCCATTTCGCTGTAGTCTATAAACTTGCTGTCGCACTCAAATGCAAGTTTGACTTTATCCGGATTCGCCGCGCGGTCAACTAACGGACGCGGGATATAACCGCCGGAGCTTCTTTTTGGTACGCAGTAATATTCTTCCAGGGCGTCTTCTTCGGTGGCGGTTTCGCGCAATAAGCTGCGCTTCCAAGCATCTTCTTTTGCCGGTGACCACTCTTGTTTGCTCACCTGGCAAATACGTTGGTAAAGCCCCTCTTTGCACGCGTCATCCAGTGTAATAGTGTGGATGGAGTAGCTTTTGCGACCCGCGCGGCTATCTTGGATTAATTGGTTAAACAGATTGTCCACGCCGTTATGAGTTGAGATTAACCGCACTTTTGCGCCCCACATGGTAAGCGCAAGCGCCGCCTTCAGGACTTCGGCTAGTTTTTCGTGGAATGCTGCTTCATCGATACATACCACCCCTTGCATACCCCGTAAGTTTTTCGGGTTTGAGGAGAGCGCCTTGATTTTAAAGCCTGATGCAAAGTAGATGACGTAGGTCAAGATGTCCTTGTCTTCATCGTCAAAAATATCTTCTTGGATTTTCCCGGCGGCTTGGTTAAAGTTTTCCGCCCACATAGCCGCCGCATCGATAAATTCGCGCGCCATCTCTTTGTTGGAGCCGATATAAAAAACATCAGACCCACCGTCTGATTTTGCTCTACCTGCAATTAATACATCATCGGCCGCTTCCGCCCAGGTTAAACCTGTTCGGCGGGACTTTTCGGCAATTTTTAAAGGGCTATCATCAGCAACCCAGCGCTTTTGATAGCCCAATAACAATTCTTTCGGATCAAACGGGATAAACTCCGGTAATCTCATTATGCAATCCCCAATATTTTCGCTTTCAGGTGGTCAACGGTTTCTTGCGATAACCCGGCTTGCGAAATCACTTTTTCCGCCGTTTCCGCGGCAAGCTGCGCCACCTCCTTACGAATTTTGCGTTCCCGCTCCTCGTTGATAGCTTGCGCCTGCTCAATACGGTTGGCTACTAAAGCAAGCTGATTAATGACTTTTGGATCAACATCATCATCTTGACCTAACGCCATGGCCTTATCAAAGGCAATGGTCTTGACCGCCTCCATTAAGAGTTTACCGACATCCGATTGCGGCGCTTCGCCGATTTGCTTCGTCCAGATTTCGGCCATCTCGCGGCTTTCGCGGATTTTTGCCCCCATCTTTTCCATTTTGCTGGCATAGCGGTTAAGCCCTGTTTTGCTCAAAAGTGCGGTTTCCGGCAAGCCACAATCGCGGATGAGGTCGTTAATTTCTTCTAAGATTTCGGCCTGTGAAAACATCTTGTCGCGCAACATCATGGCAAGGCGGGTTTTGATGTCCGGTGGTAATAAATCAACTTTGGATGCGCGCCCGCGGGTGGTTTTATCACTCATTTAAAGCCCCTTTAAAGTTGGTTTAAAGGTGAGGTGACGGGCGTTTTACGCCGTCCACGATAACGCGCCCTTGTGCCACGTCTAACCCTCTTTGAGTGATGACGAGGACAAAAAACTCACCTTTGCCGGTGTCAATGCGCTTGATTTTGACCAAACCTTGTTCTTCGAGCCAAATTGCATGATTGCGCACCAAATCGCGGCTGATGTTGTGTCCGTAGGCGGTTAATACATCTTGTAAGATGGACTCGTTAGCGTCGTAGCCGTCTTCTGCAAGCGTGCGGAGCATGACAAGACGTTGGTCTTTAGTAAAAATATCGTGCATGATTTATTCCTTGCGGTTCAAAACTTTATCTTCTAACAATAAGCTCGTTTGGCGGCTAATTGAGTTTAATGCGGTATTGGTGGCTTTGGTCTCGCCCTCAATTTTGGTCATCAGGTTTTGCAAGGTGGCAAAATCTTTGGCAGTGGGTAACGCGTCCACTTTTAATTCCATTTTTGTCAACCGTTCATCGTTTTTTTCGATGCCATCTTGCAGCATGTAAATATCGCTTTTTTTGGCATATTTACTATCCATTTTGAGCCAAAAAAGGGTTCCTATAACGCCAAAAAGGGTGGCGATAATGCTCCAGTTTTTCTGGATAAAAGAGATAATTTCCATCATTTTTGTGATTCTTCGTGTTCTTGTTGACAACTTACGCAACGCACACAGTGCGGCATAGCTTTAATGCGGGTTGGTGGGATAAGCACACCGCAATCCACACAATACCGCGCCGTGTTCATGGCATTGGCAAATTGTTGCGCTAATGCCTGTTTTTTGCGCCAGTTATCCCACATTATTTCTTCCCTTTCTTGGGTTTTATCAACAATGTCATTCATTTCTGATTTATACCTAACTTAATACAAGCCCAATTAATTAATTTTGCCAACAAAGATATGGGCTTTTCAGGTATGTAAATCTCAAGTTTTAGTTCACCGTCATAACTAGCTCGTGACATTGCTTTGATCTTTTCTTTGGCTTGTTCTTCGTTGTCTGCATATACATCACATGCCCATTTTTTACCGTCAAAGTAATAACTAAATAAGTATTTATTCATATTAATTCCTAATTGTCTTTGCAGATTGCACGATAAGTTTGATTATGCGCAAGGATTTGACGTAACGTGCCTAGCGTGTCCTTTTCGGAGGCTTTAATAATGGCAAAGCCTGCACAACTATTATTTGGAGCGTAAGTCGTTGTTTTTGCGCAACTCGTCAACAACAGTATTGCGATCAAGAGTATTAGTTGTTTCATCATATTTTTGCTTAACCTTGTAATTTTTAACTTGTTGCTCAACCACCGCTTTCTCGGTTTTGAGTTGGTTATTTTCGGATAATAATTTGAGATTGGCGCGCATAATGTTGTCCACCTGCTGTTTTGCTTTGTGGATTTTCCATTTTGCATAGACAAATACGATTAAAACAATTGCACCAAGTGCACCAAATAAATTTAAATTAATCATAATTAGGGTCTCTGTGTCTGTTGCGATTTAATGCGTTAGCAAAGCCCTTAGTTGCCGCGCCGCCTGCGCAAAAAATGGCAAAGTACATAAACATTTCCGGCACATAAGGACGGTCAACCCATGCGCAAAAGCAGAGGATAACGGCCATTAAAATCGCGCCGAAAAACTGGATAAATGCGGTTGTGGACAATCGGCCGTCCGCGTTAGTGTAAAGCTGTGAAAACATAATTATTGCCCCTGTATAAGCTCGCAACGGTAAAAATTAACGCCTATTTTGAATTTGCCGTAATCTTGGCAATCGGTAACAACATCAAGATTGACTCTAATCAAAGTACACATAATGCCAATCAGACATACTGCGACAATCAAAAATAAAAGCGCCACGTCATACTTGTCATACATAAACGATATAACAGCGCCAAAACTGCAAATAGCAAATAAACAAATGAGAAGCCCCATCATTTACCCCTTATACAAATGGTCAAAGTTAATCATTTGCTCGCTATCAAGCCATGCCCATACATCAAAACAAGGGCAGTCTTTCAGCCACTCGTTAGGCGTGATAGTACCGTCGCTGTTTAAGTCGGGGCTTAAATCACGATGTCCACAAATGCGAGTACTGGGATGTTGACTTTCGAGCTTGCGTAAGAGCTTATGCAGTGCAATCCACTGCGCCTCGGTGTATTCACCGTGGTTTTTGCCTGTTTTGGTGACGCCACCGACTAGGCAAATGCCGACGGAATGTTGGTTGTGGCCTTTTACATGCGCCCCGTCTTCGCCGACTTGACGGCCTATTTCTACGGTGCCGTCAGTATCAATCACAAAGTGGTAGCCGATAGCGGTTAAGTGCGGGTTAAATTGTTTGCATTTTGCGGCGTCGCGTTTAAATCCGCGCGCTTTGTGCCACTCATCAATACGTTGTGCGGCGGTTTGTGTAGCAGTGCGTAATTGCTTACCGTTTTGTGTGGCCGAGCAATGGATCACAATTTTGTGGATGGGTAAAGACATAAAAAAACTCCCTTTAACATTTTAAAGGGAGTTTAAACAAAGTAAGGAGCTATTCGGGTTTATTGTCTATCACTAAATTTAATAGGGTAATTCAGGCTGATAGCGTTTTTTGATGATGTTACGTTGTTTGCGGATAATAGCGTAAATATGCGGCTCAGACAAGCCGTAACGCTCACTTAATGCCCGCACATTACCGCCGTTAAAATCATTATAGATAGCATAGTCGCGGAGTGCTTCTTTTAGTCTGTCTGCGCGCGGCAGGTAGATAGCACGACCGCCGAGATAGTGCGATATGACAAGGATTATTTTTTCGATAGTCTTATCATCAAAGCTCTTTCCTTGTCGGCTAAATTCGGCTTTAATCAACTGCACTAATTTGACTAACACGCTTTCCCAAGACTTGGATAATTCATCATCCGGAATGTGATCTAACTTATCAAATAACTGCCCGACCATCTCATGGTCATCTGCAAATAAATCGTGTTGTTCGTCTGTCATTTTAATACTCTCTGTTGCCATCTTTTTAAGATTTCAAGTAATCTTGATGCTTCCGCATCATCCAAACTTTGCACATTTAACTTAATTATATTATCCGGGCGTCTGTGCTTTGGATTAAATAGCGTATTGTGCATAAACCGATTTAATGCCCGCTCCGAACCGTCTTTAACAATGCCTGCTTTGTGCATTTGTATCCAAACTGCGCGGATTTTGTGAGTGATTCGGGATTTCACAATCGCATGTTCGGTTACCGGTGCTCTGCCTTTTCTGACTTGTGGCTTAAAGCCTTTTTCTTTCATACTCTCGTACACTTTTAAAAGCTCCGCGACGGTCATTTTAGTGGTGCTTGTTTTGCCGGTTAGGTTATCCAATAAAACACGATAACTTAACTCATCCATATTTAACTTGCTTTTTGCAATATGGATAAGCTGGATAAGTTTAGGTTTAGTTAATTTAACATCTAGTATCATTTTTCCACGCCAACCAAATTTCATATTCAGGGGTATGTTTTACAAATTCAAGTTGCCCAATAGCCGCATAACGTTGGATGTATTGTATTGCGGCCGTGCGTTTGTCTTCTGCCAATTTATCCGCATTTTTCACCGCACTTTTGCCTTGCTCATTGCGCACCACGGCAAATAACGGCTTAGCCCCCTCATACACCTTTTTTAGGTAGTTATGATTGGTTAGCGCCACCACATTTCGGGTTTCACGGCGGTTTTTCATCACGCCACTAACGGTTTCGGTGAGCGCATGAGACAACAACGGACTCGGCTGATACATATCCAACACCTCACGCATTAATTTAAGCGCACGGCCGTTGGATAACGCCGATTTTTCTGGTCTAAACAGGGCAATATAACTCACCAATGCACGGGCATTGTCGCCGCGTAAATTGGTAATAATACCCAACATCTCACGCCCCGCATCATCTTCCAATAGCGCATCCAAATGGATGTCGCTATGACAAACCGGGCAACGGCATAATTTCACTTTTAAAACTCCTTTAAACTAGGTTTAAAACACATTATTCAGCCCACTTTATCTAACTTATTCCCCTCTTTTGTAAAGAGGGGGTAGGGGAGATTTAATGGACTGTAAATGGGTTTTATCCCCCAAGATAAGGCATAGGGCATTCCCAAATGTAATTTTTAAATTCGATACATTTATCTAAAGTTAATTCGCCTTTTATGATTTCTAACTCTTGATTAAATGCATTACCCCATTCAAATCCGTAAAATCTAAAATCAACGTTAAATTTTTTGCTTAATTCAATCATTTCGGGCGGGCTTAATACCCATGCGGCTGAGATTGGGACGACAACGATATACCCATTCTCCAACTCATATCCCTCAATGATTTCATTTGGGTTGTCGCAAAAAACACGTCGAGCTCCTTTGATTACTTGCCCTCTAATGTTTTTGATTTCTAGCGTGCCCAATTCGTCGATTTTAAATTCGCAACCTTCGATACATTCTGTTAAAAATCTCGTTATATCGTTAGTCTCGCCTCTAATTTTTAAATCACCTACACACCAATTTGGCATAATCTATTCCTCCGGTGGTTGTGGCAGTGGTTGCCAGTGTGTGATAAATATGCTCATTTTTATTTTCCTTGTAATGCTAAAAATTCACTCTGTTTTATTTCCGTTAAACACTCAGGGATTGACGGGAAGTCATCCCCACCAAAGCCCTCTGATTTAACCGGTATTGACACAATAAAGTGTCCACTTGCAACACCACATACGGACACATAGCCAGTGCGCTCTCCAAGTACCCAGCAAGCTAGTTTTAGTTGTCTAAGCATAAAATCATTAAAACTTGGGTATTTCATGAGTATTTGTCTAATGGCTTGGATTTTTGCGTTAAACGCCTTGCCGGCTTTGGTGCGATTGTTGCCGGTAATATTCACTTTCTCACCGGCAAGCATTTCAAATTTATAGGTTTTATCCTCTTTGATTTTTTCAAATTCGGGGTTGTTTGCATGACACACAATGCCGGAGATGCCATTTTCACTGCCGCGCCAAAACTCATAAAACGGGATAGTATCAAAAATTACATTTAATTCTTTGTTTCGTTGTTCATGGTCGATATGCCATTGTTGATAAAGTGATTTCACCGGTTCAACAGTTAATGCACATTTAAAATATCTAAATTCAGGTTTCATATTTACTCCTCAACCAATTCAACATCTTCAAATTTCACAACATACCCACCTTGTCGCTCTGTTTTACCTTGTTGTTCCATTTGCTTGTTGTATTCCTCTTGTTTAGCCGTTAATACACAGTATCTAGCAGGTTCATATTCGTAGATTTGGTTAATGACCCCCATAGTTTCGCTATAGCAGTATGATAGGAGGCGGACTTTTGCACCAACCGGGAAAGGTGGTTCAATATTGTTATCTTTCACCCATTGCTGTTCTTTTTCTTTAAGTTTTTCACGTACAAATAAATCAAAACGCTGGATATTATCCCAAAGCTCCCGAGTAAATCCCCAGGAATAATCTCTAATGAGTATGTTTATCATGGCTTCAGGGTCATCATATAAGCAAAACTCTTCAATCAACGCTTCATAAACGCCATTACGAAATTCATCCTCCCACACAGCGTCTTCGTGGTAAAAATCCGGATAATATTTTTGGATAAATTCGTGCACGGTCTGTACGTCAAATCCTTGGTCTAAATAAGTCGGTCTTGGTACCGGAGGAGTATATTTTTTCATGTTGTTTTTCCTTTTTTTATTCAAGTATTGGCGTCACTCTATACGCCACACATTTCATCTCCCTACTTGCCGCCTGTAACAGCAACAAGCACGCCTTATCATCATCTTCCTGCCACATTTCCTTGGCCATTTCTAACTGCTCAATAATCTGCGCCAATTGGACGGTGACATGTGATTTTTTTTCCTTTTCAATCATAGTATTCGTCCCCCTTGGATGGCACAGGCTCAACCTCAATTACGTCATACACTTCGGTGATAATGTGCGCCATTTGGGTGAGGTCATTATTATTCAAGTCGCAAGCGTCCATCGCTTGTTGCATGTTTTCGGCTTCGATTGCAAATTCCACCGTGCAATCTAGCCTGACGAGATATTTAGCCATTCTTCGCTCCTTAGTTGTTATTGCTAAAACTCATTATTCAGCGCACTTAAACCGTGCTTAAATGCGCTGTAAATGGGTTTTATCGGCCTTTGCAAGCAAGCAAGATCACAATCAATGCAAAGCTAGCCCAACCCCATATACTCAGCAGTGTTATTAAGCGCTCATCCATCTTGCTTTCCCTCTGTTTGTTTCTTGCGTTTTAATCTTGGGTGCCAGTGTTCACAAAACTCACCGCGCTTAATTGCCCATTCTTGATTAACCGTTTTTGTGGCGATATTTGCCGCTTTAAACCAAAGTGTCGCGGCATAACTCAAATCCCCCGCACGTTCCACTTCAACAGCTAGCTCGGATAAGTCTTTATAAGTCATTTCCATGGTTAATCCCGTCTTAATGCGTTGAGGATGCGCTCATAAGAGGATTTTGGCATATCTCTTAACGTGATCCGCTCGTTGTTTTCAAACTTGATGTCAACGGTTACACCTTCGTCATTAAAGGTTCTTACTTTGATGTAAAGCACTTTTTCAAGGTTGATTAAATCCGGGTAAACTTCGCTTTTCGCTGATAATGCTAAAAAATTCATTTTGTGCTCCTTAAATGCTTGCTAAATCAAGACTAATTGGTTCGTATTTGTCAGTATCACCGACCCGTTTATAAACGCGGATATAGCTTTTTGAGCCAACCACCTGCACGCTGTCGGAGATAGCGTCCATCGCGCATTTCCAACGCGGGTCTTGGATGTCCACACGGCGCAAGGCTAAAATCTTGTTTGAGTTAAGATTGCCTTCCTTATCCACGTCAAACGCGCGGTCAATAATGGTTTTAAGCTCAGGGCGACTGCCTTCTGTCCAGTCTTGCAAACAGGCGTCAATTAATGCTTTAGCCGCTTGGATGCGTTCATCAAATTGCAATGATTCGGCGATAGCGCGTTGCACTTTGTATTCACCGTCAAAGCTATAAAGTGTGACGTTGCCTTTTTTACCGCCTAAATTTGCGCCATACTGCGCAGCGGAAAGTTCAACAAAGGCGGCGATGTCGCCAAACACTTCACTTTTAAAGTCTTTCATGACTTGGTTAGTCGCTACGGCCTTGCGCACAATTTCAAGCACCAACTCATCTCGCACTTTGTCGATTTCTTTAATTGATGCCTCAGGGATAAGCGCGCCGCGTGCGTCTTTGCGATAGCCTTCGGGGATTGTTACTTTTTGAGTTTCCATTTGTTTTTCCTTTTTTTACGGGTTACTAAAATCAGTGTTTGGGTAGTGTTTGGCGAGCCATGCACGCACTTCTTTTTCGGCTTCGGCCGTCAATGGCGGTGGCATATCGCCAAATTCTTCGCGCCATTCTGCATTTGCCGCTTGTTGCCAACACAACTCATCGCTATCAGCACATTTCAGCGTTTCCGCTTGGGCGACACCGCTCAAAAGTGCGGTCAAAATCAAAGCCGTTTTTAAGGTTTTCATCAGTTGCCCCCGGTCATTTGTTTTTGTGCGATTAAAATCAGGTCTAATGTAATTGCGGTGCCCTGTGCTTTGGCGGTGATAGCGGCAAGTTTTAAATACTGCGTCAACGCGCGTAAACCGCCTGCCTTGGTGCCGATACTATTAAGTACGGTCATCAAATCTTTATCGTCAGTATCCAAACCCCAAGCACCTGCAATCGCTTTAATATCGGCCTTACTGCTCCCCTTGATAGGCGCATGCTTACCAATACGGCTCCAAAGGCGCGCATATTCGTGCGCTTGGTTCACCCCGCCTTGGATGCGGTTGTAAACCTTGTCGTTACCGATTAGGGCAAAGCCGACTTCGACTTCTTCTTGGATAATGCGGATTTCTTCAAGAGCGTCATAAGGCAAGTGGTCGCTTTCATCGATAATCACCAAACCTTTTGATTTTTGTAGCTTTTTAACAATTAAACGGCTTAGGCGGTCTTTACGGCGTGGCGCATCATTAATGCCAAGCTCTAATGCCAATTCATACAAAATACTGCTTAACGTGGCGCGTGCCGGGCTTGCGGTAATCATCCACACGTTGGTGTTGTGTTGTTGATAGGCTTGGCAGGCTTTCGTTTTGCCTACGCCACTGGCGCCGTAAATGGTCACCATCGTTGGCAAAATGCGCGCCATATCAAGCACACCAAACACCGTTTTAGCAGTCGGGATTTCGATAAAACTTGGCGCTTCAACAAACACCTGCACTTTACGTTCGTTTAAGGCCATCCAGTTTTTAATGGGTTCTTCCACTGTTTCTACATTGCCGGTGTATTTTTCGTTTAGCCATGCACTCAATGCCCCGCCGTTTACGCCCGTTTCGCGCGCTAACTTGGCTTGCGTGAGCTTGCCTTGTTTGATTAATAAGCTAATTTGCTCTCTTAATGTCATTTTTTTCGCTCCTTAAAGGTGGTTTAAACTGGCTTTAAAGCCCTTTTTCTTCTTTCAACATGGCGATGCCTTTCATCAGCCATTGTTCGGCTTCGTCTTCTTGTTCATCCTCCGGCACGACTTCCACTTTGCGTAATGCGGTGCCTTCTTTAATGACTTGCCACATTTGGGCTTCCGCCTCTTGGTTTTCTTCAAACTCCACCGGTGGCATATAGGCGGCTGCCTCTTGAATTGCCATATCCTGTGCCGCTTTCGCCGCTTTTTGGGTGTGGCGTACAAATTCACGCTCTTTGCGAGAGTGGTCTTGTGCCGCACTTGTGTCGCCAAAGGCGGCATCTACCGTACAGTGCGCCTCGGCTAAATAAGTGCCGTCCAAGCTGTACACCCAAACCGCATCGTGCAAATTGTTCGGGTCGTAACGCACAACCACTTTCTTGTGGTTTGTGCCAATCAACTCGTAAGCCTCGTAGCGATTGCGTAAACCTTGCACTTCGCCACCGGCTTTCAGCGTAAAGGTGCCGTTCTCTTTTAGCGTGACCTCTTCGTGCAAAGTCAGTAAGTAACGCAGTTGTTCAGGCGTTGCCCAACGTTTCTCGGCAACCGCATAATCCCGTTCAAAGGCTTGATTAAAACTCAGTTTGCCTTGGCAAATTTCAGTGGCGCGGTCTTGGCGTTCGTTAAACATCTGTATGCCTTCTTCGAGGGCTAAAATAAAACTCTCATAGTCCACGCCCGCCTTGTTGCCTTGGTAGTTATCAGGCTTGTCTAATGCGTTGTCACCTGCGTGGTAGCCGGCAAGTAAAGGGTGCTTATCCACAAGCTCACCCAAGCCACCGTGCGAAAATGCACGCTCAATCGGCTTGGCTTGCCCCCGTCCTCGGCCGTAGCGCACCGTTGTCCAGTGCAGTTGGATGCCGAGCGCTGGGATAATCCCTTGCACCTCATCTTCCCGCACTTTAAAGCGGTAACGGTTTTTCACCCCACCGGTCATCTTTTTATTGGCTGCCGCTTTGGTGTTATCGATGGTTAAATGTTTCGGGATGCCGTATTTGTTCACAACATCCAACAGCGCCAGGCGGATCATGTTGGTGTTCTCCGACTCGTCGCACCGATACGCCAAGATTTTGCGGGTGCGCACATCCTGCCAAAGCCACGTTTTCGGGCGGATAATGTGGCCGTTATGCCATCTCACCCAAACGTTATGCTTATAACCGTCCCCGTTGACCCATTCCATTGCCTCAATGCCGGCAACGGTACGGATGAGCGATGGATACATACGGCTCAACGCATAAGTGCCATCTCTTAAATAGGTTTGGTGGGTTTTTGGGATTTCGCGCAAGATTTTGCGCTTAACACTAGAGGGGCTTGGGATAACCCAACCGTTCGCACTTGCCGCACGTTTCAAGCGTTCATAGCAAGAGCCAAACTGAGGGCGCTCATTCCGAAAATAGTCGGCGCGGAAAAATGCCCAGGCTTCATGGGTAAAAGCGGCCTCACGGCTTTCGCTGTGCGCACCGTAGCTATCCATCAAAAGCGGTAGCCACAAACTACGATCAGCGTCTTTAACTTGATACCACCAAGACTTAAGTGCACTCACCGTGACCGGTTTCTCGCCCGGTTGCAGGCCATCTTGGTTGTGTTTATGGCATACCAATGCCAACGCATCCAAAATCTTCATGCCACCGTTGACCAATTCAGCCACCGCAAACATAATGCCAAGCTTCATTTGCGCTTTTTGTTGTTGCTTTGCCGTGCCTTGTTCATAGGTTGCCCACAATAACTGCGCATCAACAGGCGCAACTTCCTCAGCTAAAACAGGCAGATTTTTCACCGCACTTTTGCCAAGTTTCACCACGATTTCAGCTTGCACTTCTTCCGGCATGGATTTCACGGCATATTCAACACCACCGCCTTTACCAACTCTTTTTTGAGTTGCCCAGCAATTCTTTTTAGCTTGATAAAGTATTCCTTGCACCGAATTAGGCAAAGTTGCTAAACTTAAACCAACTAATTCTTTTGCTGAGTAGTGTGTTTTTAAGTTGTTTACGCTCATAAATAACCTCAAAACTATCTGTCAGCATATTTTTTAAGGTTGCGTTGCTCATAGCGTGATGCCCAAATCACTTCGGCAGGTACGCCAATCGCTTCAGCAATAATGCGTTCACCTTTCAACCATGGACGGTCTAACGCATTTTTTAACGTGCTTCCGTTGCTGTAACCGTGTTTCAACGATAACTGGCGCAACGACCAACCTTTTTTTGCTAATGCAGCTTTGATGTCTTCTCTATGCCAATCAATAGCTGTTTTTTTAGTTTCCATTTATGTCCTCATTAGATAACTTCATTCGTTTATCTAATGAGAATATTAATATACAAAAGTAACTATGGCAACTTTAAAAATATTCTTTTAAAGTTAAATGGCTATTTTTTGAACGGTACTTTTATAGATTTTAATCGTAAGTTATTGATATTAATATATATAAAAGTAACTTTAAAAAGTTTGAAAATATATACGGAGTTTTTTAAAGTTATGCGCACGAAGTTTAAAAACTTTTCTCTTATTGGGTCTCGGATAAGAGAAGAAAGAGAGAGGGCAGGAAGAACTAGGAATGAACTTGCTGATACATTAGGTTTGTCTCTTTCAACACTACAGTTATATGAAACAAACGAAAGGGAGCCTCAAGCTTCTTTAATTCTTACGATTGCAGAAGAACTAGGGGTTGAGCCTAGTTATTTACTAACTGGCGAGAAGAATAGGGATGTTGGTAGTCCTCCGATTAAACGCGAACAAACGCACGAAATAAGCGGAGTTTCAATGATTGACTGCTTTTGTTCGGTAAACGTATCGGCAGGCTTTGGCAGCTTTAACGAGGGCGTAACCGCGCCGGATGGGCAAGTGCCATATTCGGACAGCCTATTGCAAAAACTTGGCATTAAACCAACGCACGCCGCCGTATTTTGGGCAGATGGCACATCTATGCGCCCAACCATTGACGACGGCGATCAGATGTTGGTTGATTTGTCCAAGAAGGAAATCAAAGGTGATAAAATCTATTTGGTGCAAAACGGCGAAAGCGTGTGGGTTAAGCGCGTAAAGCTTAACTGGAACGGCATAGAGCTCATTTCAGACAATAAAGAAGAGTACGCCCCGATAACGCTAACCAAAGAAGAAGCGGACAAATTGGAGATAATCGGACAAGTTGCCTACATCGGCAAAAGCGTAATTTAA